CCTCCACCATCATGTTTAACAGACGGAAGTCCTGTGCAGCATTAGTACCACGCTGCTGAGGATTGGAGATAAAGTTGACTCTCTTAGTTTCGTATGTTTGAATAGCAGGGGTTTTGCTGTATGGCATTATTTAGTCCTTGCACCAGCAGTGTCTGGTTGGAAGAATATACCACCCTCTTCAGTACCGAATGACAGAGCCTTATCATGGAAGAACTCAGCTTCTTTAGCCAGCAATTGTCTGTCCTGTAAAGGAACACCATACTCTGGAGACAGCCTGTGAGCCAGTCCATAGATGACAGCTTCAGACCATTCAGATGGGAAATCAAGGTCATCTGTGCTATTTGTCATGTCCTCAAAAGGAGTTTGATAGCGTAAGGTAATTGTAGTGACAGAATCATTCGGCTTGGGCCACAAGTTGATTACACCATAATCACGTAGAGGTTGGTAGTACAAGTTAACAGGAGTGCCTGAAGATAAAGCTAAAGGCAGCAAGTCATAGTTGTAGTTTGTGTAGACGTTCATAGGAACGTTAGAAAAGTTAGTGTCTTGGTTACGCCAAGCTTGTATAACCTTGAGAGGTTTAGCCACATTAAACGTTTGACCAACACCAATGTTGTATGCTGCAGTGCCTTGAGTTACAGTGAATGTGTAGCTTTTGATAGACCATAGGGGCATGCCGTCTGTTTCAAAGCCCTTAATCATAGCATTAAGAGCTTGTGTTGCATCTGTTATTTGATAAGTCTCTGGAGAACTACCTCCTGACAAAACCCCAAGTTTCCGCAATGCCGCAGAAATAATCTCGTTTCTGTTTAACTTCCAAGTAGTTGTGCCAGATGTACTCATAATTAACCCGCTTGTTTGTGATATTCATCCTCAGTTAAAATACCTGGTAGGTACTTCTTTTGGGGATTAAAAATTGTTAGTTTCTGTTGCCGCATTTCTGGGGCAAAGGATATGTGAGTCCATTTACCGTATTCATAAATCATCTGGTCAAACTTAATACCAGAAGCTTCTATGGCTTTACACACTGCATAAGGATTACCAAAGGGGGATACAAAGTCTATTGCCCAACCATCCATATGGCTAGACACTTTGCTACCACCCACTGCCACATTTACATCTGGCAGACGAATCCAAGAGTTTACAGAAATGGATTTACCAAGGAGTGCCCTCACTTGTTCCATACCGATTGCTGCCTTCTTCATGTTCTCAAGTTGACGAGCATCGGGTTGATTGTTAATACCCAAACGGATGGCTGTGTCCGAGTGGGTTGCTTCTTCCAAGCTAAAGTGTTCGGAAAGATTCATTTCTTTTTCATTTCAGCAAGTTTCTCAATTGTACGACCACCAAAGTATGCACCCATTATTAGCATACCCCATTGTCCTAACAACTGAACATAAGACTCATTTGCATTTAAACCAAAAGCACTCATCATAGCAAACAGGAAGTATCCTGTAAAAATAGCTACAAGGCTCATAGGACGTATGTTCTTAGACAACCAAGAGTCAGACGACATGTCTGCATCCCAGCGTTTAGAAATATTGTCGTTTTCATTCTTGCCAGCATCTGCTGCAACTTTAGCAAACTCAAGTTCAAGTTCTGCTATTTTCTGTGCTGCTGCAGGATCACCAGCTATGGCTTTAGCAACTTCTTCTACACTTTCTGAAACACCCAGTCTAGATGCTATTGCAGACACCGCAGCACCACCTAAAGGACCAGCTACTGCTGTAGCCAATGTTGGAGCTATATTTTTAAGTAGCCCTAGCAAATCATTCATTATTGTTCCTTTTACATGTTTCAAGTTGCCGTTCAATACGAGCAACGTTTTTGTTAGCCAGCTTACGTTCTTCTTTGGTCCACCAAATAGCAACAAGGGTTACAGTGACTAGATAGCATGCTGCTATAACCACTGTTAATATCCCCAACGTCGTACTCGATCCAATTCCACTAGTTCTTGAAGCGCCCATAAGTTTCCTATAATAAAGATAATGGCACAAACAATAGCCACTGCAATCCAGGAATACTCTTCAAATAGTTGTAGTTGATATTCCCGTTTAAGTTTGGCTATACGTTCTAGCTCATCTTGTTTCTTTTTAAGAAGCGCTCGCTCTTCCGTAAGTCTGTCTCGTTCTTCTGTGATTTCAGTCCACAGGTCAGGCATTCCTAGTTCCCATCGAACCATATGTTCTAGGTCAGCATAATACCTTCTAATTTGACGAACACGCATGACATTATCAATGGCTTCTTGTGTAACGTTGCGTGGCTTACCAGCCAACACATCTGCTTTACGTTGAACCTTTTGTTTTTCGTGTTCTTCTTCTAAAGTTTGTTGTCCTACAAAGAAAGAGGACAAGAATCCTCCAACTTCTTCACCAATGTGAGCTACTTCTTGTCCAGTCGCTTTAAGTTCTTTGTAAACAGAAATGCAACCTTGTATGCCGCTATATGCAGCCTTACAAGTATCAAAGATGGTTATTGGGTCAATTTTATTCTCACTTAAGGTGGGTTAACATTGCGAATAATGTGCCAGCCATGCCTGTCAGCATAATACCACAAGCGCTTATTAGAATGCCTTCTAAGCGCTTTAAACGGGCATTAATGACGTCATAACGTTCAGCACATACCAATTCATGAGCAGACAGTTTCGCGTCTGTAGCGTCTACTGTAGCCATTTAAAAAGTCCTCGGTCCATTAATCCAGCATACTGCTGAATATCGTTTGCCAGAAGTTACAGGAGTAACTTGATGCCTTACAAAAGAAGGAAAGGCAATAATTGATCCACGTTTCATTTCTATACTTTTCCCTTCTTCAAATTGAAATTCACCACCTTCAAATTCAGATGGATCAGAAAGTAATGCAACTACGCTAACTTTACGTACCACAGGACTAGCCGCCAATGGTGCCCAATCTTCATGCCAACCATAGAACCCGTCTTTGTCATATGCAGTTAATTGCACTTGCTCTGGGCGACCAAGATGAAAACCCCAACCAGCGGCTTCGCAAGCGTACAAACCATGGTTATATAAAATTCCTTCTATCCAATGATTAACCGGAGCCCAGCAAACATTAGAGTCCCTTATGTTTTTATTAACCTGACCATCGCCGTTACCTGAGCCTACAACTCCAGCTTTCTCCTCTAGTGCGGCACGATCTTTTAAAAGTAAGTCGCATAGTTCGGCAGATAACGCATCTTCCCAACGCCAAAAATTAGTCATTGTAGATATTTGTACTGCATCATTGACCATTAAGTTCTCCTATTTGTATTTTTCCTAATTCCCAATCTTCTATTGGGACGGCAGCACCAAACATCCACAATACACGGGATGTATTTCCTTGAACTTCAGTTACCTTATGTTCAAATTCAGACGCAAGATAGCAGTGCAATTCCCCAACTTCTATATTAACCAGTTGCCCACCAACATAAAGTTCTGCGCCAGCATTTGCGGCACGTGTCATTACATTGCAACGTAAAGCAGAAAGATAACCTTGTCGTGGATCTTTGTGAGGATACACATTCCCACCATCAAATGTACAAGATACAACTATTCCATTTTGTCCATGGTCTTCAATAATTGGGTAAGAATCTATACCACAAAATTTACGGATTTTATTTGAAATATCTAAAACAAATTGCGGATATTCAAATCTACGCCAATACATGCGGTTAGTTAAACGCTTTGCATATTGGCTGTCATTTCCGCTTATGCCAACATCTAGCCATTTATTTTGAACGCCTTCATCCACCCAAGCGTTAAGCGCGGCACATTCTTCCAACGACAAAAAGTTTTTGCGCCGCTCTATTCGCATCAGGGCCATGTATGCGTTAAGGGTTCATGTGGTACTGCTACACCTTCTGGTATAGATGCAGGGTCAAGAATGTCTCCGCTACCGTCTTCATTACGTAAAGCATGAATACAGTGTGCAATTGTGTCGTCTTCTAAAGCAATTAACTCATGCACTACATCAGCCTTGATGTAAATGTGAGCAGGGGCATCAAAGTCGGTATCTTTGCCCAGTGCGTTTACACGCAACTTACCTTTGGTTAATAAAGTTAAGTGGTCATGGATATGTGCATGTCCTTTTTCTTTATCACCAGCTTTACTAAAACGCATTTGCTTTACAAACAAATTTTTTACGCATGAAATATATGGTATTGGCTCTGACATTTTTTATCCGATAATTGTTGTTTGGGGTTGAGTTTCTTGTACTGGTGGTATACGCCATTCTTTTGTTTGGTAATCCCAGTAATATTCTTTTCCGTCTGTTGGGTACGAAACAGGTGGCACCCAAGAGCATTTAGATTCATCCCAAACAAAATAGTCAACAATTTTTTTGTATGCAAAACCGCCATGTTCGCCGCACTCTGGATGAAACGTATCACCTATGCCAGCATATTTAAATCTAAAATTATGGTTATAGGATGTTTGTTTCCACGTTGCAGGTGGCAAAAAATTATTTAAAAATGCTATGCCAACCGCTTCGCTTTCTGGAAACGGTAAATTTTGAATGTCGTCATTGCTAACAACAAGCACTTCTAAGACAACATTGTTTTCATCTAACTTTGCAAAATGCGCCATTGATTTCTCCATTAAACAGTAAACGTACCGGAACCGGTAAATGTGTTGTAGTAGTACGTTCCGTCGTTGGTAACCGTACCGCCAGATTTAGCACCGGCACTCATTGGATAGCGAATAATAACTATGCCCGCTCCACCTGCACCGCTTGGGCTAGTAGTGTTACCAGAACCTCCACCGCCACCTCCATAGCCACCAGAACCAGCGGTTCCAGCGTTTCCAGATGGGCCCCCGCCGCCAGCAAGGACAACAAAGGTTACAGATAAAGAATTGGCATTAGGTCCAGTGTTATAAAAATTGCTTAGAGCAATAG